GCAGAGCAAAAAAGATTTTCTCGCTCAATCCATGGCAGAATGTGCGTCTAGCCGACAGTCACACATCACTGAGGATGGAGCAGAATGAAACTTACGAAGATAAGGCGCATGTAATAGACAACGAGATACGGAAGAGGTACTACAAGTGGCATCTTCACGCTATTGCTTGGTTTGACTTTGATGATGTTGCCCAAATCATTCGTGCGCATATTTTTAAAAAATGGAACCAATGGGACCAGTCCCGCGCTCTTGAGCCGTGGGTTAACAAGATTATTACTAATCAGTTAAAAAATATATTACGCAACAATTATTCTAATTTTGCGCGTCCCTGCCTTAACTGCGAACACAACCAATCTAAAGAGCAATCAGAGGGGCAGATAGCAGCCTTATGTGCCTTTACGCCTAGCGGCCTTCAGTCCAACGAATGTGACTTGTTTGCCAAATGGGAAAAAACCAAAAAGAATGCCTTTGATATCAAAATGCCCTTATCCCTAGAGTTCCATACGTACTCCCAGAATACAGTCCCAGAGGATCATTTTGACATTGGGCGTGCAGCATTATTGTTACACAACAGGATGAGGGGCCTCCTTACACCGCGCCATTATTTTGTGTATAAAATGCTTTTCATTGACGGTATATCTGAAGAAGAGGTGGCTCGTATTTTAGGGTACAAAAGCAACGAAAAAGGAAGAAAAGCGGGGTACAAACAAATAAAAAATTTAAAAAATCAATACAAAACTACAGCAAAGAAAATAATTCAGAAAGAGGATATTTTTTATGAATAATTATATTTTATCTCAAGATGAGAAAAAGAAAGGAGTGGACCTTTTCAAAGAGCTGGACGGGGACCTTAATGAGGCAACAAAAAAACTTTTTGATGATCCCAATGAAAAAGGCAGTACAGTCAGGGGGCGCGCTCTAAGAAAATTTTGGGTAGAAAAGGGTTTTGAGTATCGCACGAAAGTCAAGAAAAAGGCGGGAAAATATTTCCTGCAGGACGGCGAAAAGGATTTCGTGCACAGGCATTATTGTGCGGAGGTAACCAAAAGAGAGCTCGCCCAACTTTTGTGGACAGAGGAAACTAATCATCGCGGTTTTTTCGAGAGTGCTAAATTTATTGCGCTATCAGATTTCGTAAATCGAGAGTTCCCTAATATGACAAATCTTAGAGACGAAATTACAGGGGATCGTTACGCACCACCTAAAATTATGACTACCTTAGTAAAAAAAGTCAACAAGGTTGTCTTCAAGGACTTTGATTTAGATAAAATTAATGTTCAAGATAAAAAATGCTTAGAGTGTTTGCTTACCTTTCTGTCTGCCCCTCGTTTTATACAAGTAATCAATGCTTACAGTACAAAGCAAAACCGCGAGCTGTTAGAATCCGAGTTTATCCGGGCGACGTGGGATAAACCTGATTTGACAGCAGATGAGCTTAATTTATATATTAATGTATGTATGGATTATGTTAATTTGAAGGAAATAGAACAACAGAAACAAAAACTGAATTTGATGTTTGATGATACTGAAGGTCAGAACGATTTAACCATGAGGTTGACGGAGATGCTTAAAACCAAATCCGAAGAGTATAATCAATGTACCAACCGTATCGATAAGATGGTTGCAAAGTTAAACGGGGAAAGGTCAAAAAGAATAGCAAACCAGCAGCAGCGCAATGCGTCGGTGCTAGCGCTTGTGAACTTGTTTCAAGAGGAAGAGGAGCGCCGTTTGATGCTTCGCATGGCGGAGATGCAGAAGGTAGGCGTGAAAGAAGAGGCGGATAAACTCGAACAGATGACCGACTGGAAAGCTAGAGTTTTGGGGATTACTAGACAGGAGATCATATAATGGAAAGAATCTGCAAAAAAATATTTCGTTGTGTAGAATGCAAGAAAGAGTTTGAAGGGAGGGGGTCATTGCATAAACACCTAAAACAGCACGGTTTATCTTTGGCAGAATATTATACTCTTCATTATCCGCGCGTAAACAAACTCACGGGAGAGCCATTGCCGTTTAAAAAATATGAAGAGTATTTTGAGAGGGATTTTTCAACAAAGCAACAACTTAAAAAGTGGTGCGCTAAGGCCCCTTCGTTAGAAGTGGGAGAGTACATATTATCGTTAATTGAAAAAAGACAACTCAAAAAAGACAGGAGATATGCCCCTTTTCACTTAGAAGCTAAAAGTTGTTTTTTACCAGATATAGATATTTACAGAAAAATATTTGGTAGCTATAATGAAGCAGCAAAAAAAATAGGGTTGCGTCCACTTTACCATCGAAACTTGCCCAAAGAGTTTTTTACAAAAGCATTGCCAAAAGATCTCACTATAGCGGTAGATACTCGTGAGCAAAAACCGTTATCTTTTGACTGTCACCAAGAAAGTTTAAAATTAGAGGTTGGGGATTATGTGGCGACTGGAGAACAATATTCTTACACCTATGTAGATCGCAAAGCGGGTTCGGACTTACATTCCACCTTGAGCAACACAAATTACGAACGTTTTAAAAGAGAGTTGCAGAGGGTTAAGGAATTGGACTCTTATCTATTTATAGTTATAGAGTCAACTCCAGAAAAAATGATCAAGGCAAGTAGGGCGTTCAAGCGAGCCGCAAACATTGATTTTGTTTTGAAGAGGGTTAGAGATTTAAGTTATGAATTTCAGGGACACTGTCAATTTTTGTTTACTGGAAACCGTCAAATATCAGAGGAAATTATTCCCCGACTGCTTTGCAAGGGCAAAGAAGTGTGGAGCACGGATATGCAATATTTTTTAGACCATGAGTTGGACAGAAGGAACACAGCGTAGGCCCCCTAGCAAATACAGGTCAAACGAGGAACTGGCTGCGATAGAGGGTTTTTTGGATGAGCGTGAGGCCAAAATTGCCTTGTATGAGTTTTTGCGAAATAATATTACTTTTACAGCAGAGTTGTTAATGGGTATTAAGTTGTTTCCGTTTCAACACATGTCTATCAAAGGTATGTTCGAAACTGACTATTTTTTAGGGGTATGGGCTCGTGGGATGTCTAAGTCTTTTACAACAGGTATTTTTGCTGCGCTAGACGCTATTCTGAATCAAGGTGTTGAAATTGGTATTTTATCAAAATCTTTTCGACAAGCCAAAATGATTTTTAAGAAAATTGAAGATATTTCCATGCATCCTGATGCAGGGCTTTTCAAGCAGTGTATTACTAAGGTTTCCAAGAGTAACGACGAGTGGTTGATGGAGATTGGACTGAGTCGGATTCGAGCTCTTCCTTTGGGGGATGGTGAAAAGTTACGTGGTTTTCGTTTTCATCGTATTATTATTGACGAGTTTCTGTTGATGCCGGATAGGATTTATAATGAGGTTATCGTTCCGTTTTTATCTGTGGTGACCAACCCTACTCAGCGAGATGATCTTGATAAATTGGAAACTCGATTAATTGAAGAAGGAGAAATGAGGGAAGAGGATAGGCATGTGTGGCCCAACAACAAGCTTATAGCGTTGTCTTCCGCTTCTTATAAGTTTGAGTACCTTTATAAGGTTTATCAGCAATTTGAAAATAGCATTGTGCGCACAGAGCAAACAGATAGCGCATCTCGGTGTATTATGCATTTTTCGTACGATTGTGCACCAACCCAACTTTACGATCAGAATCTTCTCAACCAAGCTAAAACCACTATGAGCCAATCTCAGTTCGAACGTGAGTTTGGGGCTGTTTTTACAGATGATAGCGCGGGTTATTTTAAAACAAGTAAAATGGCCCTGTGTACAGTACCTGATGGGGAAACGCCGTGTATCGAGGTGCAGGGAGATGGTGTATCGGATTATATTTTGGCTTTTGATCCTTCATGGTCTCAAACTGAAAGTTCGGATGATTTTGCTATTCAAATTTTGAAATTGGATTATGAGCAACAAAAAGCAATCTTAGTACATGGCTATGCTTTGCCGGGAACTTCCTTAAAGCACCATATTAGATATTTTCTTTATTGTTTGGAGAATTTTAATATAGTCGCTATGTGTGGAGATTATAACGGAGGGGTCCAGTTTTTGCAGGCGTGCAATGAAAGCGAAATGTTTAAACATCGCGACATTAAATTGAAGCCTATCGAAGTGGGGTTCGAGAAAGCAGAAGAGTATCAAGACAACTTGCGGGTCTTTAAGCAAGAATATAACAAAGAGGACCATAAGCACATTATCTTGCGTAAGCCTACTACGAGTTGGATTCGCCAAGCGAACGAGTTGTTACAGGCGCATTTTGACCATAGGCGTCTTCTTTTCGCCAGTCAAGCTATTAATGAACAGTATACGTCCCAAAAAAATAAAAAAATTCCTATTGGAGAAATTCGCTTTTTGCGCACCAGCGAATTTGAGAAACAGAGTACGGGAGCTAAAATGATTGATTTTATAGAACACCAAGCAGATATGATAAATATGACAAAAAACCAATGTGCCCTCATTCAAATCACTTCGACCGCACAAGGAACCCAAACTTTTGATTTACCCTCTAATTTAAGACGCCAAACAGGCCCCGACAAAGCTAGAAAAGATTCCTACTCTGCTTTGGTTTTGGCTAACTGGATGGCAAAGGTTTATTTTGACTCGAAAAAACAACCAAAATCGAATATAATAGAGACATTTGAACCAATGTTCATAAACTAACTTTTGACTTTTAAAAGTCACTTTTAATTAATTCAGTGTAAAATTTACCATGGCAAAAAGAAAGTACAATAAGCGTTCCGACTATTGGAAAAAGTTTGAGAAGAACTTTCAATATCCCAACAATCCTTACGAAAGCGTAGCGTCAGAGGGGGACTACGAGCCCAAGTTGATAGGAGACTCTTTTTACGATTATACAGCAGAAGCTTATTCACGCAATCAGGGAACAGGTGGTTTGGGGCCAACTACTGATAGGCGCCGAAATTCCATAGCAACCAACCCTAAATTGTATGGTTACAACAACATCCGTGCAGGGATGCTTCCTTATCAGTACGCTATGGATGGAGTTAATCTTCGCGAAGCTATTGAGTTATGCCAAAAAGCGTATTGTAATGTAGCTATCTTTCGTAACTCTATTGATATGATGGCTGATTTTTCTAATTCTGCGATTCATTTAGAGGGGGGTACCGATAAGGCTAGAAATTTCATTAATTCGTGGTTTAAGAAAATAGGGATGTGGGGCCTTAAGGATCAGTTTTTTAGGGAGTATTATCGCAGTGGTAATATTTTTCTTTATACTGTCGAAAGCAAATTTAAAACAGATGATTTTGCTAAGATTCGAAATCTGGGGTTAATGGCTAAAACAAATAAGATTCCCATTAAATATATTTTGTTAAATCCTTTTGATGTAGTAGCTCAGCGCACCACTTCTTTTGATGTTCGGTTTTTTTCTAAAATTTTAAGTGAATACGAGATAGAGCGTTTGCGTGACCCTAAAAATGATGCTGACCGCGAGCTTTACGATGCGTTACCAGAAAACATTAAAAAGCGCATTAGGGAGAGTTCTTGGACTCCGACGGGCATTACAATTAATTTAGATCCCCAAAAACTGCGTTACTCTTTTTATAAAAAGCAAGATTACGAACCCTTTGGGATACCTTATGGGTTTGCGGTTCTTGATGATATAAATTTCAAATTAGAAATGAAAAAGATCGATCAGGCTATTTGCCGTACGGTCGAAAATGTAGTGTTAATGATCACTATGGGGGCCACTCCTGACAAGGGAGGTATTAACCCCCGCAATATGCACGCTATGCAAAGTTTGTTTACGAATCAGAGTATTGGGCGTGTTTTGGTTAGTGATTATACTACTAAAGCTGATTTTATTATTCCTGATCTTCAAAAAGTGATTGGCCCATCTAAATATGATGTGGTTAATCAAGACATCAAAGAGGGTCTCCAAAACATGATTTTAGGAGAAGAGAAGTTTGCTAATGCGACGATCAAGGCTCAATTATTTTTGCAGCGTTTACACGAATCTCGCGAATGTTTTCTTAATGAGTTTCTTCAACCTGAAATAGATCAGATCTGTAAGAATTTTGGGTTCCGTGGTTCTCCTAGAGCTAAATTTGAAGATATTGACATGAAGGACGAAAATCAGGTTCAGCGTGTGATCACTCGCATGATGGAGCTGGGTATTTTACCGCCAGAAGAAGGCATGAAGGTTATTAATACTGGAGTTTTCCCTTCGCGAAGAGATTTAGAAACAGCCCAAGAAAGATTTCTGGAAGACCGTAAAAAGGGATGGTATAATCCTCTGGTGGGAGGTGTCCCTGTTTTTGAGGACATGGAAGACGAGGAGGATAAATTGGCCATTGAAGAGGTTCGTCACCCAAAGAGCCTTAAAGTATTAGAAAAAGAAAAAAATAATACTCCCAAGGTGCCGGGTAGACCATTAGGTTCTAAAACAAATGCGAAAAAAACTTATGCAGTGGAATCCATTAAGAATATTATCGATGAGGCCAATAAGTTTTATATGGATATAACTGCTGAAGCCAAAAAGGTTTTCAAAAAGAAACGTCTTAATGTTGAGCAAAAAAAGATATTAGAAAAAGTGGGCGAACTTGTGATTACGGCGTGCGAACAGGCAGAGTG